AAATAAAGCAGCAACACTTGAAAGTCTAAGTAATTTGTTAATTATCACTGAAAAACTTGGTCTTAGATCTATTGCTGAAATGATTATATTAAAGATATTAGATATATCAGGTTCTGGGATAAGTCCAGTAGATATAACTACTGCTATTAGCGAAGAAAGTAAACAGCAAGAGCAATTACAAGCACAGCAAATACAACCACAAAGACAAACTCAGGCAAGTCCTTTGTCATTACAAGCTAATCCACAACCAGCATAATGAAATCATTACAAGAATTTTACAACGATAGTGATACCAAGAATAATGTTTATGAGTACCTTTTACAATTTTACAAAGAAGAAGCAGTTAGAATGTTAATGAATAGAGAAGACGCAGTCGCCCTAGCAGATGCTACTGAATTATTAGAAAAAGCATTTGAGAACATGGATATTATATTTGCTTCAAAGTCGGGAAGTAAAAAACAAATTAATGAAGCTAGATAATGCCTAAAAAAACTAGAGTACAAAAGCCAAAGAAGCCCCGTAAAGCAAAACCAAGTTTTTGGAGCAAAGCCACAGGAGGAAGAATGAAATAATTTATGACCGAAATGTCTCTAAACTAGGATGTTGGAACTCCATAAGCCAACTTAACGCATGGTAGTTAAGCATAATCTACCTATTACTATGGATGACATAGAAGAAACAGTCGCTGTGGACACAAACACAGAAGTTGAGGAAGCTACTGATAGCAACGAAGATAGTGATGAGGAAACTCAAGAAATTGAGGAAACTCAAGAGGACACTATAGATTCAGCAGAGTTGGAAGCACTTAAAACTGCTAAAGCCCAATTAACTGCTAGAGCTAAAAAGGCAGAGGAAGAAATCAAGAAATTGAAGGAATCCAAAGCTGAACCTCAAAACATTAATAGCGACCCATACTTTGCAGATGAACTTCGGTTAATCTCACAAGGTGTAGTTGGACAAGCAATCCTAAAAGCTAAAATCATTGCAAAAGGAAGTGGAGTATCCCTTTTAGATGCAATGAAAGACGAAGCTGTTGTTGCTTATATCAAAGATATAAAGGAACAGGAGAAGCGTGAAAAAGCTAAACTCGGTGCTTCAAAAGGTTCAGGTGAGTCAGCAGACTCAACCTTAATCAAGCCAGGTATGTCAAGAGAAGAGCATGAAGAAGCGTTCAAAAAAGTTATGGGCAAAGTAGTAACCTAGTAATTAAAAACATAATATTATTAGTATAACGATATGGCATTCCCTACAACATCAATGTCGTCAACGACATTAGCAGAAACGATCCCATTAGTTTGGGGAGATAAAATTAATGAGTTTTTCAAGTTAAAACTTATTATAGGTGACTTCTTCATTGACCGTTCATCAGAACTAGCAGGAGGAGGTTCAGCACTTTACACTCCAAGTCTAACTGAGTTTTCAGCAAACGAAAAATCCAATGCTACAGCAGTTACCCTTAATGCTCCAACAGAGACAAAGGTAACCCTAACTGTAGATCAATGGTATGAAGTTTCATTTGCTATTGAGGATCGTGAAGCAGCACAAGCTAAACATTCTTATTATCTCCAAGAGAGATATGCTAAGAGTTCTGGATATACTATGGCTAGTAAGTTAGAAGTAGCTCTTGCATTGCTATTTGATAACTTTAGTACCACAGTAGGAGCTTCAACAACTTCTCTTGCAGATAGTGAAATTCGTGAAGCTATTGCTACCCTAGAAGGTGTAGGAATAGACACAACTACAGACGTTGGATTCTTTGTTCATCCAAATGTATTTTGGAAACAAATTCAAAATCTGGACAAGTTTAGTTTAGCAATCAACTCACCAGTCAATGACCCAACAGCAAAGACGCCTAAAGCAACTTTGTATGGCATTCCAGTTTACATTACCCCAAATGTTCAATACATTTCAGGTACAGTTGGAAGAGCTAACTGTTTGGCTCAAAGGGACGCTCTACATTGGGCAACTTCTCCTATAGGGAGTGGTGGTTCAAAGTCAGGTGGCTCAATGACAGGTAAGTACGGAGTTCGTATCCAATCAAATTACATCCCAGAATATCTATCTACTCTAACAACATCAGATTTACTTTATGGTGTAGTAGAAAATAGAGACAATGCAGGTGTAACGCTTTGGACACAGAACTAGGTCAATTAATAGTTTAATTGTTTGCTCTTATATCCACACCCGATTGAGGAATATAAGGGCAAATCGGGAAATAATTATCATGGGAAAAGTAGTAATAAGTCCAAATATAAAAAAAGAAAGTGTTAGGATTGATCCAGCAGGTAATATTATTAACGCTAAAACAAAGCAGATAATCAAACCTATAGAACCAGAATATATGCCACCAGTACAAGTAGTACAACCAGTAGATCCAGTACCAATAGATACACCACAGGCAACACCACCAGTTTCAAAAATAGACGAAATGATTAATAGAAAGATAGAAGAAATAGTCGCAAAGAAAATAGAACAAGCATTATCAAATTTATGAAAATATATTTTATACATACATCATTGGAAGGTTGCTATAATGTGAGGTGTTTATTTCCTTTGCAGGAGAATGGATGGGATGGAGATCGGACAACATTTATACTGAAAAGAGCAACACCAGAAGATAAAGCCAAAGCATTAATGGATGCTGATGTAGTTGTCTTTCACAGACCTGACAAAGAAACAGATCTAGCAGTTGCTAAAGCATTAAAAACACATGGCAAGAAAATAGTTTTTGACAACGATGACACTTACAAGGATTATGGAGGATTTAAGTTCACCGAATTTATGAATGAAAAGATGGTAGAGAAAGGACTAAAAACTCTCAGTGAAAACCTTGAAAACTTTATGAAGGAAGCTGATTTGATTACTTGTTCAACAGACTTCTTAAAAGAAGAATATCTAAAGACAAACTCTAATATAGCAGTCTTACCAAATACAGTAGATCCGTTTTACTTTCCAGAACCTCTAAAGAATGACACAGACATAATAAGAATTGGCATTACTGGTTCAGTTGGAATTACAGCTGATATGGAAATCTTAAAACCTATAATTGAGAAGTATGAGAACGATCCTAGAGTTCGTTTAGTATTACTTTCACTTCCACCAGATAACGAGAATGAATTTTACAAGAAATTATATTCTGAAGAGTACGCTTTCTGGAATAAAGTAAATATTGAATGGCATTCGTTTGTTCCTTATGACCAATATTATGAATACTTAAATGGATTAAAATTAGATATGGTCATAATCCCTAGATTTGATTCTTACTTCAATCGTTGTAAGTCAAACCTAAAGTTCTTAGAGAACTCAATGTTAGAAATTCCAACAATAGGACAGTCATTTTCAACCAAAGATAGCCCTTATGAGGTAGATCCAGAGGATGCAGAACACCTATTATTGGCTTCAGACCTTGATAGTTGGGTTGAACAAATTGAAAAACTTATTGCCGACAAAGAACTTCGTCAAGAAATGGGTCGCAAAGCAAAGGAATATGTAGAGGAAAAATACTCTATTGAAAAGAATGCTCACAAATGGGCAGACGCTTATAAATTATTATTAAACAAATAAAATCATGTATCCAAGAATAATACAAGTTGAAAACGATAAACTAAAAGACCTTATACTTAAAAAGGGAGAATTAGTGAATAAGGGTAGAGCAAAAGATGAGGAAGCAGAAACCCTTAACAAACAAATGGAAGAAATTGATGTAAAAATTCAAGAAGAAGAAAAGAAAGCAGACATTAAGGACTTACTAGCAAAAGAAAAGAAAATATCAAAAACAGTAGACAAGGCAATCGTTGATATGCAAGAAATTAAACAGGAAATCTTTGACCGAATTAAGGCACAAGTTACCCCAGAGCTTTATACAAATTACGAAGCATTAGAAAAACAGAAGGAAGAAAAGGAAGCTGAAAGAAATAAATGTGCTATGAAAGCCCAGAAGTATAACGACAAGATCATTCCATTAGCGAGAGAAATGATGAAACCTTTCTTAGAAGATGTTTATGAAGATTACGATAGTCTTTATGTAGAAGATGGTGAAATAGTCGCCACTATCTTCTCATATTTGAATGATTTTAAGATTAATTTTAAGAGAAAACAATGACAATAACAGAGATATTAGCTCAAATACAAGAATTAACAAACACTCAAAATACTACCACAAGTAGTTATACGACTGTTTCTAAAACTCGTGATGTAAATAATGCATTTAATAAATTAATGCTCCTTGCTGTTCAAAGTGAGGGTATGTGGCAAGTAGATGACACAAATCAGACAGATTATCCAATAATTACAGGAGATCTGGTTGCAGACCAGCAAGATTACTCGTTTACAGTTGATGCTAATAGTAACCAAATTTTAGACATTTACAGGATAGAAATGTTAGATAGCACAGGAACTATTTGGTCTCAACTTGAACCAATAGACCAAAGTGAACTTAAAGGAACAGCTCTCGGAGAGTTTATGAAAACTGCAGGAACTCCAGTTTATTATGACAAAACAGCGAATGGTTTATTCTTATATCCTAA